ATAACTAGTTTAATATTCTCTGTTTGGTCAGCAGCTCTTGTAATCGGCGCTCTGTTCTCAATGTAAAGAATATCACCAGAGTCAGCATCCATTTCTGAAGCAGAATATCCACTCGTAAATACTTGACTGTTAATAGTGCTTGTTGATGTTGTTGGTGTACCGTTAGCACTAGATGATTGTCCTGTGATAACATTTTGTCCACTAAACGCTGTTTGGTCTCCGTTACTATCAATACCTTCGTCTGTATGTCTAGTTTGAATATAATATAAAATACTGTTTACTGAATCCCATTCTACAACTTTACCAACTGCACCTGTAGTAGCTTGATTTATTTCTTCGTCAGCTGTAAATGTTCCTGTAACACCTGAAAGATTAACTGCTTTTGTGCCTCTTAGTGTTGTTGATGTGGCAGCTGAACCGCCTGAATTTGGGTCTCTAACTAAAATGATTTTTCTAAAGTCGTTTGCAACTGAGAAGTCACTTGTATTTGAACTTTCTGTTCCTTCAAGTGATGTATTCATCATCACATAAAATCCACCTAATTCTTCTACTGCATTAAATCCGTGACCACCTTTTGGTTCGATAATTACATCTATTTCAGCACCTGTTAAACTTGTTGCACCAGCAGCTACGATTTGAGCATTACTGATTGTTCCAAAAGTGTAACCTGTTCCTGCATTTGTAACTGTTACGGCTGTAACTGCACCTGAGGTTACTGTAACTGAAACTGTTCCTGAAGAACCGTCACCTCTGATTGCAATACCTGTATGAGTACCGTCTGTACCACCTGAACCGGCAGTTTTAATTTTACAAACATTGATTGCGCCATCAACGGCTGCTGATGATACTGTTGAGTTTGTTGCAACTGCCATAAAGTCAGTTGATAAGAAATTTGATTGTTGCGAAGCAGATAGAGTGTACATAAATTTCCACTTATATCCGTCTGCTGTTGATAGAATAGATGTTGATGTTCCTGTTGGTTCTACTGTTGAAGCTGTGTTACTATCGTTATCTAAACACTTGTAAACATTTCTGTCTGTTGTGAGTACATAGAAAGCTGCGTCATGTAAAGTTGACGCACCACCATTTGCTGTAATAGCAGTTGTAGTACCTGTTAAATAATCTCCATAGTCATGTCTGTAAATATCGTAAGTTGTACCTGTAGCCCAATTTCTTCTTGGAACTGCAAAGGTTACATCTGTAGAAGTAATTTTCTTAGCCGCCAACATATCATCAAAAGGAAAGTGTTGTGAATTAACATTGTCTGCTGGAGTAACTGGAGATGTATCTGTACCCTCGTTATTTGTTCTAGCGTCACCTCTTGTAGAAGTGGCAAATGCTTGTGGTCTACCAATACCTAAGTAAAAAGTATTACCTGACGCCTCAGAAAAGGCTTCTGAAAACTGTTCACTATTGTGAATTCTAAATCTGTCTGTTATAATTGCTGGCATGTCTTTTAATTATCTTCCTTAGTTATATTTATACAAGTTTCCATTATGATTTATCCACCGATACACGAATTGTTCCAATAGTAGAGCCATCACTCGTAAAAGATTCTAATGCTTTTCCTACAGCACAACCGGTAGGTACTGTATCTGAATTATCAGAAAGACCCAATCCGTTTTCTCCTGATACTATAATGTCGCCTTTTGATACAGAATATAATACTTTTACATTGGTTGTACCGTTAATACATACTTTTATCGTATCTCCTGATAAACCACTATTATTTAAATAAGCTGGGTCTGAACAAACAACACCTGCTATTTTATGAGAATATTTGTCGGCAATAGTTACTTCACTTGCACCACCAAACATTAAAATAGTTCCGTCTGCATAACTAGTATCGTCTGTTAAAAATTTTTCTGCTATTCCTGTTTTTGTATTTGCTGTTGTCATATTTTACCTACGCTGTGTAACTTCCTGATGATGTGAATTTTATAACTTTATGTGAACCATCTGTAGTAACAGTTGGAGAACCTGATGTTGTTCCTGTATAAACGGAAGTTAATAATCTTAAAATTACAACACCTTTACCACCAGCTGCACCTGTACCTGTACTAGAAGGTGTTGACGCACCTCCGCCTCCGCCTCCGCCACCGAGATTGGCTGTACCTGCAACTGACCTTGTTCCGTTTTTATCTTGTCCTGCTCCACCGCCACCTGAACCACCAGCAGCTGCGCCATCAATTGAACTATCTGACCAAGTACCACCACCTCCGCCACCTGCGTATGTGACTGAAGCGCCTGTTATTGAATTTGCTGTACCGTTACCACCTAAACCATGTTGACTCTGTCCATGATGACCTGCTACAGAATGTCCTCCGCCTCCGCCAGCTGAATAAGGAGGACCGGAGCCATGACCTTGACCGCCATCTCGACCTTGTAATGGAGATGTTGATGGAGTATTTCCTGAACCTCCAGCGTCACCTTCGCCTGCGCCACCGCCGCCACCGGATCCACCAGGTCTTCCAGGCAATGCAGTAGTGCTACCACCGTGACCGCCGGCACCTCCGCCTGTTGATGTAATAGTTGTTATTCCAGAACCTGAAAGGATACTGTCGTCACCGTCATGTGTAGATGAAGTATCTGTATTAAAAGCTATTTGAGGACCACCGTCACCAACTGTAACTGTGTAAACTTGTCCTGATGTAAAAGTAATTTTTGTGCCGCCATAGTTTGTTCTATAACCACCTGCACCACCGCCGCCGCCACCATATCCGCCATTAGACGAACCAGGAGCACCGGATCCACCACCTGCAACAACTAAGTATTCAACTTCTATAGGTTGCGCTGCTGCTGTTGTAGTTTGTGTACCTGAAGAAGCGCTGTCTGAGTTTGTTACTTTAACTGTAACAACATTTCCAGCCGTAACATTACTATAGATTGAACTTGGTATTGTAACTGAAGCAGCTGTGTCACTACTCGGTGTAACTGTTACATCAACATCAATACTATCACCCGCTTGAACAAAATTTACAACTAGATTAGCAGCTAAAAAATTTGTTCCTGCAAGAGTTAAACCATCGCCAGCTATACCGGCAACTATTGTTCCTGTAACACCTGTTAAAGTTGGTACTGCAGCCGATACTGGTCCAAATGATGTACCATTATGAACTTGTAAAGAATTGGTTGTGGTGTTATACCACAAATCACCTTCTACTGGACTTGATGGTGCTGAAGTACCTTTATAGTGAGTTGAGCCGTCTGTGTGAATTCTTTTTGCTAATTTACTTGCTGTTGTTTCTGCCATTTATTACCCTATATACCTTAATACTATTTCTGCTGAAGCAGCCGGAGCCGATACAAATGTTAATGTTGTTCCCGAAATTGTATAGTCGTCTGTTGGTGTTAAACAAATACCGTTTACAAAAACTAAAACTTCATCAACAATTTTATCTGCTAAACATGTTACTGTTGTAGTAGTACCATCACCTGTATTTGTTTTATCGGTAGTAATATTTAGTCTTGATTGTCTACCAACTGGAATATCTACTGTATGACCCATGTAAGAATGAGCAGTACATTCATAATACAATGGAGTTGGTGTTGTACCATCAATTGTAATTGTTGTATGAGCACCTGAACTTCCTGGTGTTCCTGATGTTGTTACACCAGTTGACATAATTCTAGTTTTATCTCTATCAAAATAAAATCTTAAAGGGTGTCCACTATTTGAACTGTCTGCCTGGTCAAACTTAAATACACCTTTTGTTAAAGTAAGATGTGGACTTTCGTGTCCGTCAATTACATAACCATTAGAAGAACCTGAACCGTACTCATTGTGTTCACTTGTTTTAGTTGCAACTGTAACTGCTAATGTTTGTGTTACTGTTGCGTCTGGTGAACGATAAGAAACATAACCTACATCTTGTACATCAGCGCCTGCTTGGTCTAAATCAGTACCTGCACTAAAACCTGCACCTTGGTTACCTGGGTCAAATCTACCACCAGCAGCATTCCAAACTAAAACTTGTCCGTTTGTAATAGAAGCAATACTACCTACATTTGATATGTCTGCTATTGAACTATTTTCTGAAAGTAATTTTACCCAACCACCTGCGTCTGCAACATAGGGGTTATTACCATCAATATCATATGCAAACATACCTTCGTAAGTTGCGGCTGCTGGTAAAGAACCTACATTAGCAAAGTCAAATCTTAATTTGTTTCCTGAACTTGTTGTATC